CAAAACAGTTGCCTCGCAAATTGTGGCTTTTAGTTTTAAGTCTATCTAAACCTCCACGCAATGTGGGAAATCGGACTATTCAATATTCACCTTTTAATAATTCGTTAATTACTTGAATCTTTTCTTTTTGTTCTCCTACCTTACCGAGTAAGTCACTGAGCTCTTCAGAAAAGTTTGTGTGTTGAGGCAGTGATGTAGGTGAAGATAGAAAAACAGCTATATCTGTGCTCAACTGATGTAACTTACCTTCTTCTACTCTTAACTGACTCTGTAGTATTTTAGCTTTATACATGTATTACCTTCCTTGTCCTCTGTATTTTTTCCAAGACCTTTTCATATTTTTATTCATAGAAGCAAAAGCTACATTACCTGAGCCTATGCTTGTTTTTTTACCACGTGTTCCACAAACTGGTGTGTGAGTTTTAGTATTAGTCCATCTAGTCGCCATCTACTATCTCCTCATAACAAACACCACAAAGCATTGCATCTTTTGGCACTTCATCAAAAGTTTTATAACCTTTACTTTCATAATTGTTATAGTCGGTTATATAATCAGCTTTATAGCCACACTCGTTGCAACAACCTCTACTCATCTATTACCAACCTTTGTTCCATTCTACCTTCTTTATTCATAAACCAGCTTTCGGCTATCTGATTTTTATACTGAGATAGAAATATTTTTTCTGCCTCTGCTTCAGTTAAAATAGGTTCATTAGAACCATACATATTAGCTTCTCTACGTTCCCTGCAGTTTGCTGTATACCACCTGTTAAAGTTAGTTTCTAGACACTCAGCTGGGTTTAACTTAAATAAATAGTCCATGTTTCCTCCTTAAAATAAACTATAAATAAATTATGGACGCCATGTTTTTTAAAGTAAAGCATGTTCAAGTTTTTCTTTTATAATACCTACCCATGTGTAGAGTTTTATTTAGTTCATCATAAGCGTTAGTTATATCTGGATCTATCGCATAACTGTTTTTTGCTAAGTCGTCTTTTTCCATTACTTCTCTATATATTTCTTCAGGTAAGTGTATTTCTTCGAGTTCAAGTTGCCCTACCTCACCTTCTACTTTTTTAAGCACATGTTGTTTATCTTCATATCCTTCAAACCAATCTTTTTTATGCTTTTGATAATAACACTGTTTACAGCAATATACTTTTTTACGGTTTCTTATAAAAAACTCTTTACCACAAGTTAGGCAATTATTCTTTCTCATCTGGATCTATTTCAATAATTTTACCAGCTGGTAATACACCATCTGTTTCGTAGTATAGCTGTTTCATTCTTTCTAAAACTTCTTCCTTTGACATAACATCAATACGGTTTACATTTATCTCACTTCGGTTTACATATAATCCTGCTGCCTTACCACGAGAAACTTCTGCAGCAACCGCAGCAGACCAAGCACCAGCACGCATAGCACCGTCTCTTATATCTTTTAGATCAACTAAGTGGTTTTCTAATTTAAGTTCTACCTTACTTGCTGCTTTCGTTTGAAGCTGGTTTATCCTGCTCTTGACAAGGGGGTTTGAGTCTGAGGACAAAACAGCTCCAGCACGAACTGCATTTTTTTCACTATAACCTGCTTCTATGGCAGCATCTTTTTTACGCATACCAGAAGCCACGTTCTGTGCAAACTTTTCTTGTTTAGGTGTAAGTTTTTTCTTTTTACTCATTTAATCCTTTCTACACGTAGCCCATCATAAGTTCTACGCATATGAAATAGTTTATCAGTTCTTTTCGCATATCTATATATATTTTCTCTTATTTTATTTAATTCAGGTTCATAACCTTTTTTAACAAATAAATCATTTACGCTCATTGTTTTAACAAATATAATCTCAGGTGTCATTCTACCCTCCACACTACTAGCCTATCGTCTTCTCTACGTGTGATAAAACGCTTATTATTTCTTTTAGCGTAGTTACATATTGCTACACGTAACCTCTGTGGGATCATAAGCTATCTCAAAAGAATCACCTATGTCCATGAGGTGCAGGTTCCAGCGATTATTTCTAGGTGTTACGTCTGTTGGTATAGGTCTATCTTTTCTAATATTCGTCATCATGTAAAACCTCCACAGGTGGTAACTTATCATACTTAGGAAAACTTTCCCATAATTTCATATCACAATCTAATATAAATGTACAACCTTGTAGATGGCCATACCTTACATAGATTCTCATGTGAGGCTTACACTTAACACCTTGGGCATGTTTATGCACCATAATTGGTCTAGCAGGAAACCTTGTTTGCTCTAGTGTACCATAACCCTCTTCCTCCAAAGACTTTATCAAAAACGCTTTTAGTTTTTTTATGTCTACACGTCTGTTATAATTTTTTCGCTTTGCCACACTGGTTATCTTTTTAATGTTTTCCCAATTAAGGATTCTATAACTACCGTCTACAAACCCTTCATCGTCTTTCACTAATCTAAGGTGTGGTTTTTTCTTAACGCTTTTAACTGTTAAATCTATATCTTTCGACATAATATCTCCATAAATTAATATAAACTATATACTAAGTTACATTTTTTATAATTTATAGGATAATCTTAGTAATTACTTAAAATTTAGCCTTCTTCAAAAAAATTAAGGATACAGTTTACGCTGTAACGCCCGAAAACGTGTTAAGTAATAGTAGGGTAGAGGGTATATAAAAGAAAAACGTTGGAGCGTAAATTAGAGCGTTTTAGCGTTTAATGTAGGTTTGGACGGACTAATTCTCTGTTTTTAGCCTTAGAAAACACTATCATTGCTGCATCTACAGTTGTATCTATCAAAAACCTTAATTCTTCTCCGTCAACTATAGGTTCTTCA